TAGTGCGCTGGTCAACAACTACCCGGGAGTCATCGACGCGTTCACACAAGCTCAGAGGGAGATTAATCCTGCGGCTTTGGAGTGGATGAACATTGTCCGCGTGTCAGCCCTTACCAATTCCCCTTGGTCTCAGGCTCAAGCGCAGGAGTTCGTTGACTACATGGAATCCGTTACCATGTACTCTACCAAGTTCTTGTGGCAGGCCCCGGTTCCCATTGACACGGATGTCGATGTCTCGATCTACTGTTTCAACAGCGTCAACTCTCTGTCTGACGTTGGTGCAAAGGTGCAGTCTGCGATTACCAAGCTGTTCTCTCCTAGACCCGGTCTCCTTATGACCGACTTCTACATCTCCGACATTGTGGAAACGGCGATGAATGCTGCGCCTGGGCAGATATCCTACGTGGTGGTTAACAAGCCGACGCAATCGATGATCGTTACCGCACCGTTGAGCCCTAATCTAGTCTACAACGTTGAGCAGGCCCCCAACGGTACGCTAAACCCCTTGGTCTACAGCTACGCGGTGTCGGTTGACGCGCCTAGCCTCAACCAATATTTTCAGGCTCTGATTGACGCGAGCACGAACCCGGGTTTCCCTGACGCTACCCAGAAGGGGCAGTATTGGGTCGTCTCCTTTGCAGGTCAAGTTGGTGGCGTGGCGGTCAATGTCGGGGATCAGTTGCTGGCCACCTCCGTTGGATCAAGTGCAGCGAACTTCCAGATCAACCCCATGGCGACCAATGACGTGATCGATGTTGGTGTGCCTACGAACTGGGTGTATCCGCAGGTGGTGATCAACGATTGCCAAGTGATTCTCGATTGGTCATCCAATCCTGTGCGTAATGCCTTGCAGTACCACGTCTGGGGGCGCAGGGCCGGTCATCTTGGTATCTTGGCTACCCTTCCTTACAGTCAACTCTCATACGTTGACGTAGGCGGACCAGACCCAACGTCGATGCAGATTGGGGTGGCCTCTAATACACTGATCAGGTATAACCAACTAGGTAGCCTTAATGTACAGGCTTTCTACGCTGGTCGTCAAAGCAATGTGCTGTTCCCTGTTCGGGATGTCTTGGGTTAAGGTACGACCATGATCTATACCTATGACACTCAGTTGCCGTTTGACAATGTAGCGCTGAACAGAAAGGCGTGGTACAAGCTCCCGCGCTCGATTCTGCTCCCGCCTTACTTGGCGATCAACCCCTACTTCACTGACTTTGCGGATGCCATCGACGAGGTATTCGACTATGTCATTGAAGCCCGCATTGATGCGTTCCGTCAGCTACGTAATATGTGGGTGACGACGAAGAGTGCAGAGGAGAAGATTGCCCTGGGCCAGATGCTGGACTTTACTGACTGGGGCGGACCAGAAAGGGCCATCGTTGTTCAGCAGGTTAACCTTCTGGGACTCAAGCTCTCAAATGCAGGGGTTGTTAGCGAGGGCTCTTACCGAGCGATTGCCAAATTTCTAGGCTCCTATTGGTTCGGTAAAGGCAAAGGGGCTGCCATTGACTTCCTGAACTTCTGTCTTGGCGGTGGGCTGACCATCACAAGGCTAGTGACTCAGGACTACGTCAATTTCTTCCCACCCTCAAGCGCCCAGGTTGGGGCCTACATATACGATACGCCCCCAGGGCCTTGGTACCCAACAACTCACGTCCAGATCACCATGCCTTCGACATATGGGGTTAGCCCCATAACGTTAGGCTCCTTCTTCTACGAGATTTGCAACTACAACTTGGTGCTGCAAAGCATATCGGTAGTCTTCAATCTCCTGATCACCTCCAGTGACTCACCTGATACGGCAGTCATTGTAGCCGTGGGTGCTATTGGTAACTATCAATTCTTAGCCGACACCCCTCACTACCCGATTCTTTACCACTCAACAGCAGGTGGGTGGACCGGTGGTATGGGTCAGAAGTTGACCCAAATCTCTGACGTTATCTGGACCCCATAAGGTAAACCATGGACTTGATTTCATACATCCCGGGCGTGGGCCCTACAAAACTCTTCAGCCCTGGCCCTGACACACCAGCGCCATTCAATGTCAATCACACAGGTGCTACTGATGGCACAGGTCCCGGTACCGCGTCGTCCAACATGGCGGAAATCTACAACCGTATCCTGTTGGACATCGACGCCGTCAAGGTAGCGGCAGGTCTTACGATTGACCGCAACAACTGGACGCAGTTGCAGCAAGCCGTGTCCGCAATTGCTCAACAGCTGGTGAACGCTGCGCTAGGCTCTGGTCTGGTTACCCAAGCTCAATACAACGCAGACTTCGCGTCCTCAGTCCCGAACACACTGCATCTGAAGGGCGGGTTCCTTCTACAGTGGGGGCGTGTTTACGGTGTCGACATTCATGGAGGCGCAGACGTAACGTTCCCAATTGCGTTCCCAACACAGATCCTGTATGCCGACTGCTCTCATATGAATCCCGTAAACTACGGTCCGGACGTCACGGGGGGTCTTGCGCACGTTAACGGGAACGTTGGACTTCACATCGATGGTGGCGCCAAGTTCGGCTCTTCCGGTGGCACTACAAACATGGGCTGGTGGGCCTGGGGTAATTAAGGAGAAGAATGATGATCATGTATTTCAGCCCATCCAAGCTTGGTTGGTTCCCGGACTTCATGAAAGACCGCTACGGTTCTGCATGGCCGGAGGACGCTGTTGAGGTGTCCAATGAGGTTTACAACAGCTTTCAGGTTCCTCAGCCTAAGGGCAAGAAGCTAGGGACGGTAGATGGTCAACCCGCGTGGGTCGACTACGTGCCGCCGGTCCTAGACGCAGCGGCGGCAGCCAAGAAGCTGGACTCTAACGTGCAGGTGGCTCTAAACGAGGGTGCGCTGTCTTGGGGTTATACGAATGGCATTGATGCTGCGCTATCCTGGGGAACTTCGGCAGTCGTCAAATACCGGACTGAGGGAAACCTTCTGAGTAAGTGGCGCGACGCAGTCTACCAATGGGTTGAGCAACAACCTGCTGGAACTACGTCGATTGACGGTATGCCTGCCATGCCCACACGACCCGGTACTTCAGTCACACCTGAAGGTACCAATTCTGGCACTGAAGAGGAAGCCTAAATGTCGCAGCAACTCATTGTCACCCAGGCGGGATTGAATGCGGCGATGAACGCAGCCCAGCAGGGCATTACGATCAAACTCTCTACCTTTGCGGTTGGTAGTGCCTACGGCTATCAAGCCACTCCGCAAGACACCGCCCTCCACGGAACGGTTCTCTATCAGGACAACATCACGTCCTACAGCACCGTGAACGGCACTCTGAATTTGGAGTGTACGATTAGCGTCCAAGCCGGGCCTTTTGAATTCGGTGAAGTCGGTGTCTACATGGACAATGGCACTCTGTTTGCACTTGTCGGTCTGGACCAGCTTTACGAGAAGTATTCGTCCTTGGGTACCAACATTGCGACGACCTACACGTTCAATCTGGGTATCAAACTCGGCCAGTCTACGGCTATCGTCGAGGTAGCCATCTCTGGCCAAGGCGTCAGTGCCTTGGTGGGTACCAATCTCGACATTGGCCCAGGTAACTTCGTGGTCGACACTGAAGGTCGAGTCGTTACCGTTGAAGGTCAAAGCCCGGGCAACTTTGCGTGGAGGATGCAAGCATCGGCGTACTTTAATGCCATGCTCAACAACCCGGTTGTCGTCAACTACGATAACGGATCTACGGTTACCAACGCTGTTGCATTCGCTGTTGGCAATGGGCAAGGCGCTTATTCCGCGACTGTGACCTACGCGGGGGATATGCACGCCAACTCACTGATTGCCGTAGCTGGTCTTAGCGCGGCTACGGTATCGGCTACCAACGGTACGATTGCCACTCTTCAATCAACAACCATCACTGCGACCTCAATCTCTGGCGGTACAGTAACTCAAGCTTCTGACCGACGCCTGAAAGACAACGTGGTTCGAATCCACGATGCGATGGCCGTCATTCGTTCCCTAAACGGTTACTACTATACCCGTCTTGACAACGGTGACGAAGAAATGGGCCTGATGGCTCAGGAGGCCCTAGAGAAGGCCCCTAGGCTAGTTCGTACTCGTGAGGGTGGTACCTATACGATGATGTACGGTAATACGGCTGCTCTATTCGTTGAAGCCCTTAAGGAGAAGGATGACCAAATTCAGGTCCTTATGAAGGACGTTGAGGACCTTAAGAAGGTGGTTACGAGGTTGAAGTCCAAGGTGCGTAGCGTACGGTAAGGTGCGGACATGACTATCCCTACCTCAAATGCCTCATTGGGCGATATTCAGAAAGAGTTCGGTGGGCCAACACCAATCGTGCTCGGTAACTACTATGCTGGTGGGGCGTATGTACCGAATCCACCGCCGACCTCAGCCTATCAAACAGGGCCTATTCCAACTTCCGGCCCGATTTCAATCGGCAACTTCTTTGGTGTCTCAGCAGTTCCGCCAGGACCTCCATTACCTACATCACCTCTGCCTACCCAGGTCTTCAATATCTCAGTAGGCGTCTATGGGCAGACAGCAGGCTACGGAGCCGGGGACGGTGAAGGTCAGTACATTGTGCTGACGATGCGGAATCCCAACTTCGTCTACTACGATACCACTAGGTCCGACAACGGTGTGAGTACCAACTGGACAACAAATGCCAGTGGCCCTGCGCTGAACCCGAATGACTGGCAGTACAAGATTGCGATCACGGTTACTGGTGACACCTATCTTGCCTACCTATACAACGACACGCCTGACTTCGTGAACATGCCGGGTAGCAACTACACGCAGTCCGGTGTTCAGATTGGTCTCTACCAGGGCGATGAGGCGGCCAACACTGGAAGCTTTAGCGCCCGATGCCAGGTGATTCTGAGACGCAAGTCAGATGGAGCCCTGTACTACTTTGCAGACCTCACTTGGAATGTAAATGTCAGTTACCTAGGCCCGACAGATCCGAATCTGGCAGGCAGCGGTGGTGGTTGATAATCGATAGGCAACGAAGGCAAACAACAAAATGGCTGATGAAGTAGACCGCATGCACGACTTCTCGGAAGAGCGAGTCAAGTCCCACCTATCGGGGGCTTACCTCAAGGATCAGGTTCCTAGAGGCAAGTGCTTGTACTGCACCACGTTGGTGCCCAATCTGTTTTGCGACGACGAGTGCAAGGCGGACTGGGAAACTGAACAACTGATCAAGAAACGTACTAGGAGAAATTGATGGATCCCATCATCGTTAACCAGCCGGTCCCAAGTAGGCTGATGGCCATCAAGCTCCTCATTGAAGAGGGCCAGAATCAGATCCGTCGACTGGCTTCGAGCACTGTGAGCCTATTCTCAGGCTCGGGAAATGTGGATCGCGTGATCTCTGTGCCAGCTAATGGCTCGGTAACCGTCACTGATCAGATTGCGGCATTCGCGCTCACGACCTTGGGAACCCTTAACGTAGCAGTTACGGTGAACGGCACTGTAAATAACTTGACGGTGAATAAGGTGCTGGTTATGGACTCCTTGGCGACCCAGATTGTGGTCTCCAATCCGGGGGCTGAACCCGTCCAAGCACGATTGAACTACTTGAATCCCTAAGGGGGTGTGGAAAGGAAGGAGCTGGTTATGGGCCCCATCACCGAGGGCATGTCTATTGTGATAAGAAGAAGTGATGACCTATTGGTAGACCCTGAGGTTGCGCAACTTCTTCACTATGTCATGGCCGCCATAGCCAGTTGCCGAGATGCGGAACTCTCGTATGCGAACCTCAAGGTCGTGGTCGAAAAGAGCTTCACGGCCTTCCCGATGGTTCGCCATGTTGAGTGGCAGATTCTGACACCTGAAGGTCTCCCAGCCTCCAAAGAAGACGACAAACTCATTTTCGCCTTCTCTTCTAACCGGAACCTGCACTGAGGATATCAGGCGATGAAAATCTTTGTCGTGGACGGCAACTGGTATCTACACCGTGTGTTCTACACACAGAAATTCGAGTCCGCCAACCCTGCGCTGTCCATATCCCGAAGGTTTGTGTCTCTCGTTTGCAAAGATGCTTTGGCAGTCAAGGCCAAGACGGTGCTGGTGGCTTTCGACGGCGAACGAGTCTTCCGATATCAGCTAGACAAGCAATACAAGGGTAACCGAGTAGGTAAGGACGAGAAAGGAGTTTACGACCACCTTGGATTCTTACTCGAATACTTGGCGCGCTGTGGGCTACCTGCGATTCAGCTCTCCAAGTACGAAGGTGACGATATCCTGTGTAGCGTAGCAACCCAAAACGAGAATGTTGTGGTTGGTGCGGGTGACAAGGATGGTTATCAGTACCTTCGTGAAGGCATTGTCATGTATAACTCGGTAATCAAACCCGAGCCACGCCTGATAACTCACAAGGATGTGGAGCGCATCTTCGGGGTACCTCCGCATCTATGTTTGGATTACCAGACACTGGTGGGAGACAAGGGTGATAACGTGCCGTCTTTATTGGGCCCCAAAACGGCGCAGAAAGGGCTCGTTGAACACGGCTCACTGAAGAAGTGGCTTGTGGCTGACAAGAAGGTCAGGGCCCAGCTTAGACCTGATAAAGATCGATTGGCCCTGAACCGTAAGCTAGTTCGACTCGTTCCCGACCTTAAGGTTCCAATCAAAGCCATAAAGTGGTCATCGGATTCTGAGCTACCGAAGGCTTACTTCGAGTACAAGCAATTTGCTAACGCCAAGACGCGAAGCCTGTTCTGATACCCGAAAAGAAAGGACGTGGATTTCTCCACGTCCTTTTTCCTTTGTCTATACGATCCCTTTAAGCAGCTAGCACCGCGGTTGCCTGTTGGAACAGACTCACTGTATCCTGCAGTCCGATGAGGCCTGGGTTCACCCTCTTCCTTACCGCTTCAACGCTGGTCAGCACCTGTGCAGGTACATGACGATGCCACCAGTTGATGGACGCTGACAAGGTTTCCACTGTGGGGGCACGCATGTGGTCCGGATTGGATAGGAAGTCAAAGTCCGTGTCTGCGGTAGCGGCTTTAAAGTTGTCTCTACCTGTGATTTGGATCAAACCTGAGCCACGGAAATTCCAGCCATCGCTAGTTCCTGGCATGTTGCCGAGATTAATCTGCCCCCAGCTTCCCCCATACACAATGTTTGCGATGTCCTGCGGGCTTGCCTTGTGATCTCCATCTACGCGACCGTACTGCTGAGCCTGATCGGCAGTGATGCGGTTCCCAAACACGGACTGAAGAGCTGCCGCAGAGTAGTTCAGGTTCTCCTCAAGAGCAGCCAAACGCCCGGATTCATGAAGAACCTGCGCCAAGAACTGCGCCACTTCGTTGTCAGTCGCAAAAGCGGCGTCCATGAGTTTGGAGAAGATAGGGGCCCAAACGGCAACGTTAGTTCCTGTGACTCCCAACTGCGAAAGAATAGTAGCCCAGTCTCTCATTCTTGACCTCCATCTGCTTTGTCTTCAACCTGCGAGGCTTTCTGGTCGTCAGTGCTTACCGACTCCTTAGGAACCTCAACTTCTGATGCGGCCTTCAGTGTTGACCAGCAGAGGTTGAGGTTGGCGACGACACGGTTGGCATCGGCTGCGCTTTCGATAAGTCGGCTTGCAGTCGACGGAGATAGTCGGCATCGGAGGACTGAAGCTGAGGCGGCACCGAGGGCGGCTTGGGACAAGCTGTGGTGATTGTCTGAATCACCGGCGGTGTAGCAGGTGGCTGAGTCGGTGTCAACCCACATGCCGTCAGTGACGGGGTCAGCACTAGAGAAAGGGTGAACCACGAGATCGAGGGCTTTTTGGTGTTCATCGGTGAGTGCCTTCTGGGCTTGGTTGAATTTCACGTTGGCATCGTCCAGCTTCTTTTGCTGAATCTGTGCCTGCTTGTCTGCCGCTTCCTGGGCTGCGGCCAACTTCTTGGCTGCGTCAGCATTCATGCTCGCCACCGTGTTGGACCACGTCAGCTTGTCCGCATCGTGAGCTGCCCTTTCGGCAACCAACTCGGCTTGCACCTTGTTCAAGGACTTTTGATCCTCGTCAGCTTGTGTTGCCGAGCCGTAGCGGTAGCCTCCGAAGGCTACCCCGCCCAGAAGGGCAAGAACTGCTGCCAACTTGATCCACGCAACGTAGGGGGTGAACTTATCCAGGAGCGACATGGTGAGCTTTCAAAGAGATTGGGCCTTGGTGGCCGATTTGTTTTCGAATTCGATCACGAAGTCTACGGTTGGTAGCTTTCGAAATCGGGCTTCAAGCAAGTACAGCCCTTTTAGGGCCATGCCTGTGAGTACGAATCCGGCAGCGCCTTCAATGTCTCCGTGGACTGTAGAGTGCATAGATCCTATGGCCGCCCCGAAGGAGAAAATGACCTCCAGTGCAATAGAGGTCGGGGCATTGATCGGGAGATGCGTGGCAACCATGATCGTATGCACTGCTCCACAGATGCCGAGAATGAGCATCAAGACCTGAGCCAACGAGATGTCGAACATCATTTCGCTTCCTCCTCAACGTGGTCAATCTTGGTCTCAGATTTGACCTCCACTTCTACTTCAGCTCCCTGGAATTTCTTGGCCACAGCAGAGACTAGCCAAGGCCAACCTGCGGATAAAACAAATGCCGCAGGATATGGATTGGGCTCCCCTAAGTTAGCCCAATGAAACAACCAGACGGAAAAGATTGGGGCCACTAGACCGGCAATCAAGACCGAGATCAGGCTGTTGGTAATGGCATCCATTCGACTGGTGGCCGGTTTCTTAACAAAGACAACGGCTGCACCAATCCCTCCGATGAACCACGTCCAGGGATCATGGCCTGATATGTCGGCCAAACCACTGGAGACAAGTCCTGTAGCTGCGGCCGCCGCCGGACCGCTTTTGAACAACATGGCGGCAACCGATAGCCCTTTAGCCTTATTGAGTTTCATGAAGTCCTCTTGACAGTTACCCCATAAAATTGAGTTCCAAGGGACTGGTATACCAGGAAGTCGTGAAGATCCTGGACATCGTAGTACCAAGGTTTTGGGAGACCAAGGGAAGCTGCCACGGCTTCTGCTGCAGTCCAAGTCAGTCTCAAGCCTAGGAAGCGTCGAATAGGAATGTTCAGGAACCCAAGCCAGTTGTAGCCCTCACCTAAGCGAGTTTCAAACCAGGCCTTGACATCTTGAGCGTGTAGGCACGGAAGCTCAACCAGTTCCCAACGATTAGGATCCAAAGGCATTCTGACGATTCTTAGGCCTTCCTGGGGTGAGGACGAGACACACCTATAGATGGTCTCCCCGTTGATCAGGTCCTCGTCTACGATGGCCTCCACATGGGTGTACTGGCCATCACTCCACAAGGATAGGAGACGATTGAGAAGCCGAACTTGGCCTTTGCCGTCCAAGGTCCTTGTCCTATAGAATGCGACTTTCATTCGGCTTCTCCTAATCGGTAAGGTTAGTGATCCATTTTCAACTTTCAGCTATCAATTGGGTCACCAACTACTAGAAAGGCTGAGGAGACTACTTGGTCGTTGGGAAAGATATCTTGAGCTTGAGGTGGATTGAAGAAATCGCCTTGTTCCACGATCAGGCCTAGATCAAACATTCCCTCAAAGTAATAAATTTGCTGACTTAGGTCAGGATTACCCGAGGCATCAACCTGCCCTTGGGCTGGGTTTACGCCAAGCGTAGGTGTTATGTATTTGGATAGCTGAAACCTACGAGTTGTAGGGCTAACATTTGTGCCGCCACTTGACTCATCAAACGCCTCTTGTGAGAAATGTATCGGTACCGTTAGCTCTACAGGTTTGACACCATTTGTTAGCCAGATCGGTGGCGTGTTTGCCGAATTTACATGAACTCCTACTTTCATGTAAAAATATCGAGCTTGGAAGCGACACGGGGTGTAACCAGGATTGAGGACTTGCATAATTTCCTAAAGTTGATTGTTGACAAGTTGGAAGGGCAGTCTGCCCTTCCAACCTCTTTACATGGCTGCGATTATGAAGCCATACAACTGATCATGACGAATACCTTGCTTCGTTACCTTAACAGCTCCCTTAGTTTCTGGAGAAACAACTTGCCCGTCTAGCTCATACCAGACGTCATTACACCAAATACCGTATCGAGCAGCATCAAGACCTTCAGCCATAAATGCGGCCTCAACTTCCTGGGCAATAACACCGATATGAATACGAGCCTCGTCACCCTTCTTGGCAACCGCATCCTTGAAACGGAACTTCTTTATCAAGGACTTTAGGCGTTTGGCAACACGCAACTCCGCTTCGTCTAGATCCTCAATGTCAGTCTTATAGTTTCTGTCTGACGTTAGGATAGTCGTTTGGGTTGAATAGATCTGACCCCACGGATTTGACGAGGTGCCAAGGGTTAGCGTTGACGATGTGGCAAGGAATGCTGCGCTGGTTAGCTGAACACCATTGCCACCAGAGCCATTCACACGTAGGGTAACTGTTGCAGCCGTACCGGTAGTAGAGCCG